GATATGTCAACCCAAAACCCATTAATCCCATGGGATTACCCAACGGTCGATGATAGTAGTTACGCGGCTCGTCGCATGGTGCCAAATTAACAATGTCAACGGGCTTTGATGATAGTAGTAATTGTTAATAGGTTTTCTCTAGATAAAAAAATGCCCGCGTTGCTAAAAAAGCAACACGGGCTTGGACTGTGGATTATTTTTCGTAGCTGATTTCTACTCTCACTTTATTAGCGGCGCACACGCTAACCCAATCTAAGGCATCTTCAAGGTCGTCGAAAGTGTTAACAAATTCGCCTGTAATCGTAAAGGTTTTCACTTTGTACATATCATCCTCACAATGTTTTTGCTAGTTCTTCATTGACTAGACTGTGACAATAGTTCATTGCGAAAGTCATTATCAAATACGCTTGGGAAGAATTGTCCATTGATTCAGCATACGCATACAATTCTTCTAATGATTTTGGTGTAGCAAACAAGTTTGAGTTTGGGATAGGGTTTTCCATTTTGATATCCTTTTTGAATTGGCCCGCTTTCGCGGGCCGTGTTAATTAGTTGCAAACAATTTCAAACTTGTCAACTTCTTTGATTTCCGTGCCGGTCTTAACTTTTTTGCATTGCTGCGAATCATTTGCGATATCGGCAATAATTGTCAGTCTGACACGTACACCGCCGAACTCCCCTGTGGCACGAAAATAACGCTGAGCGTAATTGGTGCCAATGTAATCATCGGTATTGTCGAACTCGAATCCGACCTTTTCTGCTACCGCAAGCGTGTCAGGTACTCGACCTTCTTTTAACGAAGTGATATCGGACATTTCAATTTGGCAGCAAATACTCAAATTGGCATCGCCGTTCCATGTGTACCATACTGTCGGATCGGCAGATAACCATACCTTACCGTCCCACTGCGCGCGCTGTGCCACAATGTTAATTGCATAATATGCAAGTTCGAACTTGTCTTTATTGTCACGAATACGCTTTTGGGTAGCGCGCATATCTGCCATGTCTTTTGCTTTTCCAGCAAGATACTTGGACACGGAAAGGGTTTGCTTTTTAGCCATTGTCATTCTCCTAAGTTATCAAGTTTGCAGCAATTGATTTCTCAACTGCTGAAACGAAGTATAGCAGAAATTTCACGCAAAAGCTGTGGATAACTCTGGATGGGTGGCATGGGCGATGATAGTAGTTGACCATGACCCCCCTAGGGGACCCCCACCCCGTGCCCACCCACCCCCCTCTTATCACTCACGCTCATAAAATTTCCCATTTTTTCATGTTTACCACACAAATATTTTCTTCCCCACGTGTTCTACACCCCTTTTATTTATTTCCAAACATGCTATAGTCCACACATGAACAGCGCCATCACAGCAGATCAGTTTCTGCGTGAACTTGCGTTAGCGGTAGCCAGAAATAATGTGGGTGCAGCCAGACCGGTCCACGAGGTTATCGCTAGCGAAGGTGTTACTCAGACTGAATACGACGAAATAGCCAAGAATCCGCAGTTTCAGCGGTACGTAGATTCATATTCCAACGATCTGCGCACCAACGGGTTCTCTTTTTCGGCCAAAGCGAAGGTTTTGGCTGAGGATTTGCTACCGACGCTCTACCACATGGCCCGGGACCCCGACACACCAGCGGCTGTGCGGACAAAAATTGCCGAAAACTTCGTCGAATGGGCTGATTTGAAGCCAAAAACCAACCAAAATGTACCCGTTGGTGCCGGTTTTTCGATCACAATCAACCTCCCAAGCACCTCCGAAAAGCCCGCAGAAACCCTAGTTTTTGAGGCCGAAACCCCCAAAATTGCTCAAAAAATGCCTGTTTTGAGCTTTGATGAGGACGAAAACTATGAATACGCGGGCGAGGACTACTACGAATGAGCCAGAACGGGATCAACTACACCCCACCGAAGTCCCTGACGGACTTTCTCACTTCAGAGTCGTTTGTTTCCCTCGTATCAGGGCCAGTCGGAAGCGGCAAATCCTCTGCTGCCATGATGAAGATTGCGTACCACGCGAAGAAAATGAGGAAGGGACGCGATGGGGTGCGGCGCTCTAGGGCAGTGGTGGTGCGGAACACCAACCAGATGCTGACAGATGCGACAATCCCGACATTTATGACGTGGTTCCCGGAAGGGGTGGCGGGTTCTTATGCGCGTACTGACAAAAGGTTTTTCCTACGCTTTGATGACGTGGAGTGCGAAGTTCTCTTTCGTGGTCTGGACGATGCCAACGACGTACGGCGGCTTCTCTCACTTGAATGTTCATTTGGCATCCTCGATGAGTATCGCGAAATCCATCCCGACATATTTAATGCGCTACAAGGCCGCGTTGGGCGGTATCCCTCCGTTGCCAATGGAGGTTGTGTAACCGACGAAGGGGTGCCGAACCATCACATCTGGGGGGCAACAAACGCGCCGGATGCTGATACGTTCTGGGAAGAGTACATGTCCGAGCCGCCGTCGACGGCCAAGATATTCATGCAACCGAGTGCCCTGTCAGCGGAGTGCGACTGGGATGATAACTTGGTCGATGGGTACTACGCCACGCTGGCTGAAGGTAAGACCGAGGACTGGATCGACGTTTACATCCACAACAAATTCGGGCGGTCGCTCTCCGGCACTCCGGTGTATCAGAAATCGTTCTACTCAGACTTCCACGTAGCGTCGTCTGAATTAAAGGCGATCAACTCGTCAGACTATCCCATCATTATCGGCGTTGACTTTGGGCGCACACCAGCGGCGGTGTTTAAGCAGCGGGACCCACGTGGTCGCGTACTGACGCTAGGTGAGCTGACTTCGGAGAACATGGGCATCGAGACGTTCATACGAACCAAGCTAACGCCGTACGTTGCGAATAACTACCCGGGGTTTAGTGTGCTCTGTGCGCCAGACCCAGCGGGGTATGCTAAGACTCAGTTGAACGAGATGACGTTAGTCGATGCGCTGAAGGCCGCTGGGTTTAAGTGCGTTAAGCCGCCGACCAACAAGCCAGAGTTGCGGATTCAAGCCGTGGAAAGATTGCTATCTCAGCAAGTTGAGGGCAAGGCGATGTATTTGATTGACCCGCGTTGTCAGAAACTTATCAAAGGGTTTCGGTCGGGCTACCGGTACAAGGTCAAGAAAAACGGGGAGTCGGAGGACAGCCCGGACAAGAACGAGTTTTCGCACGTCCATGATGCCAACCAGTACGCCGACAGCGTGATTGATATGAATGTGCGCGGAGTGGCGATGGCTAGTACTCGACGGGAAGTTAAGCGCGTACAATATATGTATACGTAGCACCTTGACATAACATATCCGTGAGTGTAAACACAAGCATCTCTCGGAGTTAGGAACCACCATGAACTCAGGTCTTGCACTCATGCCCGTAGCACGGGTGGCCGACTTGGAGGCTGAATCCAAGAAGCGCGCGCAGCAGCAGAACGCACAGCCCATTATTCAGGGCTTAGCGGCTCATGTGAAATCTCGGTGGGACACCGCCAGACTTGCCAAGCGAGAGTTGGAAGAGCGCATGCTGCAAGGGCTGCGTCAGCGCAACGGCGAGTACGACCCAGAGAAACTGGCAGAGATCGAGAAGCAGGGCGGCTCTGACATTTATATTCAGCTGACCTCAGTTAAGTGTCGCGCAGCGACGAGCTGGTTGCGGGATACCTTGCTTGGCACAGGATCGGATCGTCCGTGGAACCTTGAGGCGACTCCCATGCCAGAACTGCCGCCGGATGTCGTGGCGCAGTTGCAAGCGAAGATGGCCGCACGGTTGATGCCGCTGTACGCCGAGGGGCAGTCGATAGACCCACAGACATTGCAGGAAGCCGCAGATGCCATGAAAGATCAGGCGATGCGCGAGTTGAAAGAAGAGGCGGACAAACGCATCGAGCGTATGGAACGCAAGATGGAAGACCAGATGGTTGAGGGTAACTTCCACGCAGCGTTCGATGAGTTCTTGGATGACATCGTGACCTTCCCCTATGCTGTATTGAAGGGGCCGGTGAAACGTCGGCGCAAGTCGATGAAGTACGTCGAGGGCAAGCTGACCACAGTGGATGTGATCCGCAACGAGTGGGAACGCGTTGATCCGTTCATGCTCTACTGGGCACCGTGGGCTTGGAAGCTAAGCGACGGCTACATCATCGAACGCCACAAGATGACTCGTGAGAACCTTGAGTCGCTAATCGGCGTTGATGGTTACTCGGAAGATGCCATCCGCTCGGTGTTGGATGAGTTCAGTCTGGGCAACTTAAAAGAGTGGCTGTGGACTGACTCGGCCAAGGCGACCGCTGAAGGCAAGAACCTCACTTACGCGCTGCACACCGATGACTTGGTAGATGCGTTACAGTTGTGGGATACCGTCCAAGGACAGATGCTGATCGACTGGGGCATGAGCAAGGAAGAGATTCCTGACCCACAGTTGTCGTACCCCTGCGAGATTTGGCTGATCGGCAACGTCGTCATCCGTGCGGTGTTGAACTACGACCCGCTGGGGCGCAAGCCGTACTTCCTAACCTCCTACGAAAACCTGCCCGGGTCAGTCGAGGGCAAGGGTGTTACAGACCTCTGCCGTGACTCGCAGGTTATGGTCAACTCGTCGGCTCGTGCGCTGGCGAACAACATGGGCATTAGCTCTGGCCCACAGGTCGGGGTAAATATCTCCCGCATCCCAGCGGGCGAAGAGATTACTGAGATGTACCCATGGAAGGTCTGGCAGTTCCAGTCCTCTGAGTACAACGACTCAGCTGCGCCGCTCTCGTTCTTCCAGCCCAACAGCAACGCGCAGGAACTGATGTCTGTGTTTGAGAAGTTTACACAGCGCGCGGACGAGGACACGATGATCCCTCGTTACATGACGGGCGAGCATGTGGCTGGCGCAGGACGTACGTCGTCGGGCCTGTCGATGCTGATTTCCAACGCTGGCAAGGGCATCAAGCAGGTCATTAGCAACATCGACCAGAACATCCTGATCCCGATTGTAGAGCGCCTGTACCAAGACAACCTGCGCTACAGCCAAGACCCAGACTTCATCGGTGACTTGAAGGTCGTCGCCAAAGGCGCTCAGTCGCTGGTGATCAAGGAGTCGGAAGCGATCCGCCGCAATGAGTTCTTGCAGCTTGTTCTAAGCAGCCCAGTCGCTTCGCAGATCGTTGGCATGAACGGCACGGCGGAACTGCTTCGTGACGCTGCGCGGAACTTGTCGGGTAATGTGGACCGCATCGTGCCTGACCGTCCGACTGTGGATATTATCCAGCAACAGCAAGAGACAATCCTACAGCTTCAGCAGCAGATTGCGACCTTCATGGGCGCTGCGCAAGAAGCTATGCAAGGCGCTGGCCCACAAGGCGGGGCACCACAGCAACCCAAGAATATGTTGCCCGATGGTTCGCAGGTAGGTGGCAGGGAGTCGAATTTTATGTCCCCTAGGCCAAACGGAGTTTAATTTGCAATACCTTGTTGACAAGGACTTCGTATAGTGCTTACCATTTAGATATGAATCTTTTTATCGGTGTTAAGCCCGACCGAGCTACTTTAAGTCTCCTTTCGCGGTACCGGGGACCAGAGCACGAGGGCTTGACCAAGCTCTTTAGACAAAAGCTGGAAGAAGTCAAAACCTCTCTCGTCATCGCTGATGATGAGCATCTGCTTCGCCGTCTCCAAGGCCAAGCCAAGGTTTTGCAAGATTTTCTGGAGGCACTGGAGACAGCGCCTACAGTTATGGAGCGGCTTAAATAGCCGAATATCAACCGTAGCAAACCATTATGTCTAACTGCACACCCGAGAGGAGCGGCAAGACAGAGTTGGAGCTGAAAGGGAAACACTATGGCATTGCCTAAGCAAGTAGCGCAGCAGTTGAAAGAAATCGAGGAACTAGAGAAGCAGCTGGCTGGAACCGCTGAGCCACCGGAAGAAACACCACCGGAGGAACCAGCCCCAGAAACAGCAGAGCCTGTAAGTGAAGATAAACCTGCTCCGAACGCTGAAACCAAGCCAAACGAGACGAAGACCGCCGAGGTACCGGAGGAAACGTGGCAGCAGAAGTACCGTACCCTTCAAGGTATGTACGATGCTGATGTTCCTAGACTGCATGCAAAAGTCAAAGAACTTGAAACCTTCATTAACCAATTGCGTACCCAGCAAGCTGAAAAGCCTGTTGAGCGCACGGAACCTAGTCGGAAATCTCTCGTAACCGATGCTGACGTTGAAACTTTTGGTGCTGATCTCATTGAGGTACAGCGTAAAGTTGCGCGTGAAGTAGCGGCAGAGTTTGAAACGCGGCTAGAAGCATTGGCTGCGGAGAACGCGAAATTGCGTGATGAGCTTGTTCAGACAGACTCTCGTGTTGGGGAAGTATCGTTTGATCAGAAACTGCGGCATCTCATACCAGATTTTGATCAGATCAATAACAACCCCAAGTGGATAGCATGGCTCGATGAGTTCGATCCTATTCTGCGTTCTGCTCGCCGTGTTATTGCGCAAGACGCATACGCACGTGGCGACGCTGATGGCGTTGCGTACTACGTTAAGTTGTTCCGTGATACGCAAGCAGCCCCACAGATCGACACGCGGCAATCAGAAGTGGAACGTCAAATTCAGCCGACTCGTTCGGCTACGGCCCAGACGCCAGTCAGCCAGAAGGGAAAGTCCTATACCACGCGTGAGGTGGAGCGGATGTTCCAGAAGGTTGCGGAGTTGACCCGTAGCAGTAAGTTCGACGAGGCTAAAAAACTTGAAGCCGAGATCGATGCTGCTTATCTTGAAGGACGCGTCACAGCGTAATCTAAGAACAGTGGCCTTGATCGAAAACCAACTTTGATCTTACTTTAGGAGGCCATCATGGCTACTGTATTTCCGGCAAACGCGCCGTTTAACACCAATCCTAGCTACTCTGGTGCTTTTATTCCGACCCTCTGGTCGGGCAAACTGAACGCTAAGTTCTACCAGAACACTATGCTTGCCGAGATCGCTAACACGACTTGGGAAGGTGAACTGAAGAACCAAGGCGACACCGTTCGCATCCGTCTGGCTCCGTCGATCAGCATCTCTGACTACGAAGTCGGCAACAACCTGAGCTATGAAGTCCCAACCCCGATCTACACCGACCTTCAGGTCAACAAGGGTAAGTACTTCGGCGTTCAGGTGAGCGACGTTCTGGGTTATCAGTCGGATATCGACCTGATGAACATGTTCACCGAAGATGCAGCTAAGCAGCTGAAAATCTCGATTGAGAACGAAGTATTCTTCAACTCATTCGTGACCGAAGGTCCTGCTTCTGCTAACGAAGGTGGTTCGGCAGGTGCAATCTCCGCTGCTTATAACCTCGGCACTGACACCACTCCGGTTGACCAGTCCAGCGCTGCTAACGTGCTGAACGCCATCCTGCGTATGTCGTCGGTTCTGGACGAGCAAAACGTCCCTGAGACTGGCCGTTGGTTGCTGATTTCTCCGTTTGACCGCCATCTGTTGATGCAGTCGAACATCGCTCAGGCGTACTTCACTGGCGACCCAGAGAGCACCATCCGTTCGGGCAAGATCGGTATGTTGGACCGCTTCACGGTCTACGTGTCGAACCTGCTCCCGAAAGGTGCTGCTGGTAAAGCACTGGTGGCTGGCCTGTCCGACACCGCAACTGGTGGCACAGTCTCGAACGCCAAAGCTCGCCGTACCATGATCGCTGGTACGAAAGACGCTATTGGCTTCGCGATGACTGTCAACAAGACTGAGCCTCTGCGTAACCAAACTGACTTCGGCGACATCGTTCGCGGTCTGGCAGTTTATGGCCGCAAGGTTGTTAAGCCAGAAGCTCTGGTTCTGGCCCAAGTCGGTTCGGCATCGTAATAGACGGGGGCTTCGGCCCCCCTCTTCCTCTTTATTAAGGAGAAAATCATGGCAGGTACTCAGTTCCCAACTATTGTTGGCGGCGTACAGACCGGCGTTACCGCTGGTACTACCCAAACTCAAGCAGGTGCAACCGCCATCACTGGCGCGATTGCTACCGTTACTACAGTGGCCGCAGACAACGATGGCGTTATTCTGCCATCCGATATGTCGGCACAATCACGCGTAGTGATCGCTAACCTCGATTCCGCGCAGGACATCAAGGTGTATCCACCGGTCGGCGGTACCATCAACGGCGCAGCAGCTAACGCCGCTTTGGTGGTCGGCCAGCAGCAAGCTGTAGAGTGCATCCAGATCGGGTCTACCGGCCTGACTTGGATCGCCATGCTCAGCGCTGTGGCAACCCCAGCCTAAGCAGTAAAACTGGGGGGCTTCGGCCCCCCTTAATTTTTTGGAGGACTTGATGACTGTTTACGACCTTGTAGAAAAACTTGGTGGCGAAGTTTGCCGTGGTAAGGCGCGCGCACGAATCGACGGGCAGTGGGTAATCCTCGGCCAACTCAACGGTGACGATCTGGTATTTACCGAAGAGGGTCGGGCGCTGGCGGCTGAAGACGGCGAAGAAACTCCTCGTAAGCGTGGTAGACCAGCCAAAACGGCTATAGTAGAATCAGTTGAACCTCCTAGCGAGGAAGTTGCTCCTGTAGAAGTACAGGATGAGCCCGTTCCTCCTGATGCTGAGCCTATCGGGTTGTCTAACTAAGGAACACCAACATGGCGACAGTAAAAGTTGTAGACCTGATTTCTAGAGCGCTAGTTCTGCTAAAGGACCCCACGGCGGTTCGTTGGCCCGCTGTAGAACTTCAGTACTGGCTAAACGATGGCTATCGCGAGATCGTCAATCGTCGCCCAGACGCGAACGCTCAGGTCGCAACTTTTACTTGCGTTGCTGGATATAGACAAAATATTGAACAGTTTCAAAACGCGCAACGATTACTAGAAGTTATCGCTAACGCGGCAGCGACTTCGAATAAGAGAACTATCCGAATTGTTGACCGGCAGACTATGGACGACCAGCTTCCCGGCTGGAATACGGCAACGCCTTCGATCAACATAGAAAAATACATGTTCGACCACAGACTCCCCAAAGAGTTTTTGGTCTACCCCCCAGCTAAAAGTACTACGGAACTAGAAATCGTTTTTTCTACGTTTCCGCTCGCACACTCGCTTACAGAAGCGCAGTTAATGAATCCGGCTACTACTACAACTATTACTCTAGATGATACGTACGCCAATACACTTCTAGACTATATGATGTACCGTGCGTATAGTAAAGATGTCGAGCAAGCTGGTAACGCCCAACGTGCGGCTGCGTATTATCAGGCTATGATGGACGCGCTCAATGGCATTAATACCGGCGATCAAAAAGAAGTACCGGAGGATAGATAATGGCGCTAGTTACTTGGGATACTTTTCTGCCCATCATAACGCCCGACATCCCCGGGTGCCCACACACGACTATCGAGACAAACTTAGCTGCCGTGGCGGCGGACTTCTGCGCTCGTACGCACGTATGGAGGTCGTCTTTAGATTTGGGCTCTACGCAAACTGATCAACCTATTTATCCATTAATTAATACTTCTACGGTGGTTATTGAGTCAGTCTTATGGCTTCTTGTGGATAATAAAAGTATAGAGCATACGGACCCACGACTAATAAACCAAGAAGATTTAGAGCGCACTGGACAGCCAACACATTTTTGGATAGAAGACGACCGTAATATAAGGTTGTTTTTTATCCCAGATAATTCGTACACTTTGAAAGGCGAGATCGCGCTAAAGCCGTCAAGAACCGCTACCGGCGTTCAAACTTGGCTTTATGAGACTTGGGCGGATGTATTAGTTAGCGGTGCAATTTACCGCATCACTCGTACTCCGGGCAAAGAATGGTCTAGCCCAGACATGGCCGCTTTACATAAAAGTATTTACGAACAAGGTGTGACAAACGCGCGCATCCGCGACCGCCGAAATGTGCACATGCAAGTGCGCATGATCAGACCATAAGGAGCAATCATGCCCGCTGGTAACTATGATATTTACATTGAGCAAGGCGCTACATTGTCTTTGCCTATTATTTGGAAAGACAGCGACGGTAATGTAATTAACATTACTGGCTATACCGCTCGTATGCAAGTGCGGCAGACTAGGCCTTCTACTACCGTATTGTTGTCTGCTACCACTGAAAACGGCAAGCTAGTAATAAGTGGTTCGAACGGCAGAGTAACTATTTCTTTATCCGCCGCAGATACAGCGGCGATTACTTGGCTTACTGGTGTTTACGATCTTGAATTAGCTTCTCCCGGTGGTGTTGTTACACGGCTTATAGAAGGCAGCGTCACAGTATCTCAAGAGGTTACGCGATGACTACTAATGTAGTAGTTGTTGAAGAAGATGGCACTGTTGTAGTTAGTGAGCAAAGTAGTACTGTCGTAATTAATGAAGTTTCTACTTCTATTTTAGAAGTGGGCGCAGTTGGGCCTCAAGGTATTGCTGGTCCAACAGGACCTATAGGCCCAACAGGACCTACTGGTGCGCAAGGTAATACTGGTCCTACAGGCCCAACAGGCGCTGCGTCTAGTGTTGCTGGGCCAACTGGCCCAACTGGTGCGCAAGGTAATACTGGTCCTACAGGCCCAACAGGCGCTGCGTCTAATGTAGCTGGCCCAACTGGTGCGCAAGGTAATACTGGTCCTACAGGCCCAACAGGCGCTGCGTCTAATGTAGCCGGTCCTACTGGCCCAACTGGTTCCCCGGGGTATATTGGTTTGGATGGCCCGACAGGGCCAACAGGGCCTAGTGGTAGCGGTCCTACAGGTGCTACTGGGCCAACAGGTGCTGCGTCTAGTATTGCTGGCCCAACTGGTCCAACTGGCCCTACAGGCGCGCAAGGTGTGCAAGGCGACCACGGTCCAACTGGGCCACAAGGTGTACAGGGTTTACAGGGCGAACAAGGTGTAGCTGGCCCAACAGGTCCTACTGGTACGCAAGGCGCGCAGGGTAATACAGGCGCAACAGGTCCGACTGGACCGCAGGGTACACAAGGTGTGGCTGGTCCCACTGGTCCAACAGGTACACAAGGTGTACAAGGCGATCATGGCCCTACTGGCCCACAAGGCGTTCAAGGTGAACAGGGGTTCGTTGGCCCAACAGGTCCTACAGGCGCGCAAGGTATTCAGGGCGAAGTAGGTCCTACAGGTCCTACTGGCGCGCAGGGTAATCAAGGTAATACAGGTCCTACCGGCCCAACTGGCGCGCAAGGCAATCCGGGCGCTGGCGGTACGGTGGCTCATTGGGGAAGTTTTTGGTCCACACAAGATCAAACTGCTGCAAATACAACCACTGCTTACGCGATCACATTTAATAATTCTGACGCTAGCAATTATGGAGTGACGCTAAGTAATAACTCACGATTAAATATTAGTGAAACAGGTGTTTACAACATTCAATTTTCCGCACAAGCAGTTAGTGTGCACAACCAAATTGTTGAAACGTCTTGGTGGATTAGAAAAAATAATGTTGATATTGCTGATAGTAGAGGTGCAGTTGCTGTTCCGGGGGCAGCGGGCGGTGTAAACGGACAAATTATTGCCGCTTGGAATTATGTAATGCCTGTAACTGCTGGTGATTACATTGAGTTTTATTGGCAGACAGAAAATACAGACGTAAGTTTAGAAACATTACCAGCGGGGACAACCCCAACAACTCCAGTTGTGCCAAGTATGATTGCGACGGTAACGCAAGTTACTTACACGCAGAATGGTCCTACTGGCCCACAGGGTTCAACAGGTTCGACTGGTCCAACCGGTCCTACCGGCGCGCAAGGTAGTGTTGGCCCGACTGGCCCAACCGGTGCACAAGGTATTCAGGGTGATTCTGGCCCCACAGGCCCTCAAGGTACGCAAGGTATACAGGGTGTCCCGGGCGATCTAGGTCCTACTGGTCCAACAGGCGCGCAAGGTAATATCGGTCCGACAGGTCCTACAGGTACAACTGGTGCGCAAGGTCCTACTGGTAGTGTTGGTCCAACCGGTCCTACTGGCGCGCAAGGTGATCAGGGGAATATTGGTCCCACTGGGCCACAAGGTGTGCAGGGTATACAGGGGGCTACGGGTGATGTCGGCCCTACAGGGCCTACTGGTGTAGCTGGTCCAACTGGTCCAACAGGCGCGCAAGGTATTCAGGGCGAAGTAGGTCCTACAGGTCCTACTGGCGCACAAGGTGTTCAGGGCAATGTCGGTCCTACAGGTCCTACTGGCGCACAAGGTATTCAAGGCGATGTTGGACCAACTGGTGCAGTTGGACCTACAGGACCAACAGGTAGTACTGGCGCGGCAGGGGCAACTGGGCCCACTGGCCCCGGTAATGTTGTTGGTCCCGGTACATCAACAGATAACGCGGTAGTTAGGTTTGACGGAACGACTGGGCAGTTAGTTCAAAATTCTAACGTCACTATAGACGACGATGGGGATGTTGTTATCTCTGTCAACTCGTCTACCAGCGCACTCCGCATTACACAAACAGGTTCAGGGAACGCATTGCTTGTTGAAGATAGTGCAAATCCTGATGCGTCACCATTTGTTGTTACTGCTGACGGTGATGTTGGCATCGGTACAGCGACACCAAATACACAATTAGCTGTTTATAGAAGCGGTACGAGTGCAAATATTAGTTGTACTACTGATGGCGCACTTTCAAATATTTACTCTCAACGATCCTCAAATGATACGGCGGGAGGGTTATTAACGGTTAGGAAATCTCGTGGAACTTCTAGTGCGCAAGTAATTGTGCAAGCTGACGATAACGTTGGAACTCTTGATTATCGAGCATTTGATGGAACTGCTTATCAATCTGCTGCAAGAATTAGTGTAGAAGTAGATGGGACTCCCGGTTCTACCGATATGCCCGGAAGGTTAATTTTTTCGACCACGCCGGATAATGTAAGCACCCCGCTTGAACGAATGCGGATTACAAGTAGCGGCAATGTAGGTATCGGAATTGTCCCTGCCGTGGCTCTCGATGTGTTGGGCGTGATTGAAGCACAAGCAGCAGCAGCGCAGGATGCCATTCGCCTACAGGGTCGGGCAGGAGGTACTTCTTCTTTTTCAGTGACGCTAGTCCCAACTACGTTAACTGCTAGTAGAACGCTTACTTTGCCAGATGCATCAACGACAGTTGTTGGTACAGATGCGACGCAAACACTAACAAACAAAACGCTCACGAATCCCACCGTAACTAATTACGTTGAAACGAGATTTACAGCTAACTCCAGCACCGCGATTACGCTTGATCTTGCAAACGGCACCATGCAGGACATTACGTTAACAGGCTCTGCGACAATTACCATGCCTACTGCGGTTGCTGGCAAGTCGTTTATTTTGCTGCTTCGTTCAGGTTCCGGTAGTTACGCGGTAACTTGGTCTACTGTAAAGTGGTCGGGCGGGATTATACCGGTTGTTACCACTACTGCTAGTCGTTTGGATATTTATTCGTTCTTTAGCGACGGCACTAATTGGTACGGTATTACAGTTAATCAAAACTTCACACCGTAAGGGCGGGCGATGTTTTCAGCAGCTACTAAAACTGACGCATCTGGCGGGCCTGTTTTTGTTGAGGATGTGTTTTCAACGAATGTGTATACGGGCAACGGAACTGTACAATCCATTTCAAATGGTATCGCTCTTGGTTCATCATATGGTGGTAATGTTTTGTTCTATGTCTTGAATTCCACTTGGTTAACCATCCCAGACAACGCCGCGTTTGAAATGGCGGCGGGGGATTTTACTATAGAGGGGTTTTTTTATAGCACGGTTCCTGTGCCTAATATCGCCACTCCTAGAACGCTTATTGGGAAGGGCACTACTGCTTTTCAGTCGTTTAACATTTCCCTTTTATATAACTCCGCTAATCCGTCTACAACTTCAAATTTAGTTTTTAGGTCCTCTAGTAGTGGAACATCTAACAACATAGCAAACAACGTTTCTTTTGGCATTGTTTCAACTAACACTTGGTATCATTTTGCTGTTGCCAGACAGGGGACAGACATTCGTTTGTTTTTGAATGGGGCGTTAATCACCACAATCTCATCTGCTTTGTCTCTTGTTGATAATACAGCGGCAGCAAGCATTGGCGGACGTGCCGACGGAAATGACCTATGTGATGCGTTAATTTCTAATGTGCGAATAGTTAAAGGAACCGCAGTTTACACGTCTGCCTTTACTCCCCCTTCTGCCCCATTAACGGCAATATCTGGAACATCGCTGCTTACTTGTCAGTCGCCTAGCCCTACAACCGATTACTCATCTAACGCTTTTACTATTACGGTATTTAATGCAGTGGCGCAAAATAGTGGAGGCCCGTTTACCGATTCATCAGCGAGTAAAGGCGGTCTAGTGTGGTTGAAAAGTCGCTCTGATGCGACGAACCATGCGTTATACGACACTGTTCGTGGCGCTACATTTGATATTGGTTCAAACTTAGCTACAGGGCAAACAACACAACCAGAGGGCCTTACTACTTTTAATACCAATGGGTTCAGCATAGCCACGCTACCAAAGATAAATACAGCTGGATCTACCTACGTATCGTGGGCATTCCGCGAGCAACCAAGATTTTTTGATGTAGTTACGTATACCGGCAATGGTGCTAACCGCACAATAGAACACGCGCTAGGGTCGGTTCCGGGCTGTATTATGGTGAAGCGAACAGACGCTTCTGGTGATTGGCAGGTTTACCATCGTGGGCTGATCTCCAACGGACATTACATAGTTTTGAACAGCGGTGCTGGTGCTATCGCTGGCGCGGGCGGTGCTGCTCGTTGGAATAGCACAACGCCAACTGACTCAGTATTTTCACTAGGTACAGACGCGACAGTAAATGCTAGTGGTGGTACTTATGTCGCTTACTTGTTCGCTCATGATGCAGGAGGTTTCGGGCTAACTGGCGCAGATAACGTGATTACTTGTGGTTCCTACACAGGAAATGGCGCAGCAGCTGGTCCTACAATTACGCTTGGATACGAACCTCAATTTCTTATTCTAAAAAGAAGTACATTTGGACAGACTACAAACTGGGCTATGGTCGACAACACGCGTGGCTGGTCGAATGGCGCGGTTGAGAAGTACATGATTCCAAACCAAACTACGGTCGACACAGATTTAGAATTTGTTAGCCTCTTGCCAAATGGTTTTGCTGTTACTACCACTAGCACTACAGCTAACGCTTCAGGTGAAGTTTATATTTACATAGCCGTTCGTCGTGGCCCGATGAAAACACCAACAAGCGGGACCGAGGTGTTATCGATATCGGCTCGTACTGGTACAGGCGCAAACGCCACTGTTAGCGGTGGGCTAGTTAGCGACGCTATTATCGTAAAAAACAGGGGGTCGGCTGTTGCGTCGTTGATAGCGTCTAGGCTTAGTGGAACTGGGTACATGGCTTCTTCGGCTACTACTGCCGAAGCTGCTGCTGGCACAACCATATTACAAGCAAATCCATGGGATGTGATGAGTGGTGTCAAGTTAGGTACAACATCAACTATTACAAACGCTTCAGCAGCTACGTTTATTAATTACCTACTGCGACGCGCGCCCCAAGTTTTTGATGTTGTCTGCTACACAGGCACAGGCGCGAATAGAACTGTACCCCATAACTTAACTGTTGCTCCTGAATTTATGATTGTTAGAGCCAGAAGCATAGGTGGTAATTGGGAGGTATATTCTAACAACGACCCAACCGGCAGTATGAATTTGAACGCTACCACTGCGTTTACCACTGCCGCAGTATTGTGGAACAACACAAGACCTACTGCTAGTGTGTTTTCCGTTGGCACAGATGGAGATGTTAATGCAAGCGGTGTAACGTATATAGCGTATCTATTTGCAACATTAGCTGGGGTGTCAAAGATTGGTACTTATGTTGGAGCCAACGCAACCAAGAACATTGACTGCGGTTTTACTAATGGCGCAAGATTTGTCCTTGTTAAGCAATTTGACGCGGTTAATGGCTGGTTTATCTGGGATACCGCGCGCGGTATTTCTGCTGCAACTGACCCCTATTGGCTGACGAATGCCACAGCCGCTGAAGTCACTACTACCGATTGGATAGAGCCCTTGTCCAGCGGTTTTCAGGTGTCTGGTAATGCGTCTAACCCAATCAATACAGCTACTGCTGCAACATGGACAGCTAGAACACCCGGCTTTACTTCGCCCGCGTTTATTAACACGGGAGTATTTGGGGCGGGATTGTTTGCAGCAGGTGGGGATAACGGGCAGATTAGAACATCCCCTACGGGTGCGACATGGACAGCGCGTACTAGCCAGTTTGGAACGGACAGCATTTTCGGCTTAACGTTTGACAACAATCAGTTTGTCGCAGTTGGCTCCACAGGCAAAATCTCTACCTCTCCTACGGGCGCGACATGGACAGCGCGTACAAGTACTACGTCATCGGAATTAAAATGCGTTGCGTTTGGTGGCGGGGTATGGGCTGCGTTAGGTGGGGCTGGAACTTTTGTTTGTACATCAACGGACAACGGCGTTACATGGACGCGAACTAATATCGCAACCGTAACCGGCGCTTCTGCTGGAAACATAGTTTACGGCAATGGTGTTTTTGTCTCGGTTGGTGGGAACAGTACGATTAAGCGGTCCACTGACGGGGTTAACTGGACGGTTGTTCAGACGGGCACAGGTGGCGTGTTTGGTGTAAGCAACAATATGTTTGCCCTCACCTTTGCGGAAGGACAGTTCATTGCCGCAAGCGTACTCGGGGGCGTCGCCCGCAGTACAGACGGCTTAACATGGACTCTAGTGGGATCGCTACCTGCTAACCGATACCCTGTTTGTTTTACCTACGCCAGTGGGGAGTTGTACGCCGCTATCGAAAACGTCACTGGATCGCCCGTGACAGATATTTATGTTTCCGAAAACTTGGGCACGACGTGGACTCTTACAGCAACTTCGGTTGTTGCCGGTTCTCCTGCTTTTCTAGCATACGGAACGTTTACTTTTATGGCTGCTCAGTTCGGAGGCACTGCCGCTACCGCGCCTAGCGCAACCTATGTATATCTAGCTATCGCTTGAGGATAATTATGTTTATTAGGATACGATCTGATGGTGCTGTGGTAACAACTAGCGAGTTCCGCGCTTTGCACCCAAACACTAGTTTTCCACAAATATTGACCGAAGATTTATTGGCGGAGTTTGGCGCTGATCCTGTTCTAAACGGTCCTTATCCTTACGCGAACCACTACCAGATTGTTGTCCCAGACGGTGTAGAAGAAATAGAAGGTAAGTGGTTTACGAAGTACTCAGTCGTAGACATGGATACGGAGTCCATCACTGCGGTTAATTCGAAGCAAGCTAATTTAGTGCGAGAAGATAGAAACCAACGGTTAACTTCTTCTGACTGGACACAACTATCTGATGCACCAGTAGATCAGACTGCGTGGGCTACTTACCGTCAGGCGTTGCGCGATGTCCCGTCGCAAACGGGATTCCCTTGGGATATAACTTGGCCTGTGGAGCCCTAATGAAAATAGCCGTATACGCGATCAGTAAGAACGAAGCACAGTTTGTCCAGCGGTTCTGTGAGTCGGCGAAAGATGCTGACTTGGTGCTAATAGCCGACACGGGGTCTACCGATGAAACAGTGGAACTGGCTCGCCAAAGTGGCGCTGTTGTTCATGATATCTGTGTGTCACCTTGGCGCTTTGATCGCGCTCGGGACGCTGCTTTGGCACTGATCCCCCGCGAGTACGACGTATGTATTTCGCTGGACTTGGACGAGGTGCTGGAACCCGGATGGCGTGAAGAGATTGAGCGTGTATGGCAAGAAGACACAACCCGACTGCGCTATAAGTTCGACTGGGGCTGTGGCATCTCGTTCTACTACGAGAAAATCCACCACCGCCATGGCTACCACTGGCACCACCCCGTCCACGAATATCCTGTCCCAGACGGCAGGATCACAGAGATTTACGCCCAGACCGATAAACTACTGGTGCGGCACCTGCCTGACCCGACGAAGAGTCGTGGGCAGTACTTAGACCTACTAAAGCTGGCTGTGACGGAAGACCCCCACTGCCCGCGCAATGCGTTCTACTACGCCCGTGAGTTGACCTTCTACTCCATGTGGGGTGAGGCAGTGGTCGCCCTGTTCAAGTATCTGGATAACCCCAAAGCCAACTGGCCCAACGAGCGGTGTTACGCCATGCGCCTATTGGGCAAAAGCTACGCCGCTCTAGGCTCTCGTCATCACTCACTGGAATGGCGCAAGCGCGCAGCCGAGGAAGCCCCCAACACTCGGGAGCCATGGGTGGAGTTAGCAGAATACTATTATTCCATACAGGCATGGAAAGAGTGTTTGGACGCCTCTGAGCGGGCTTTAGCTATCAAGGATAAGCAAGCGGTATATACCATGGACCCTAGCGTTTGGGGTGCAAAACCTTTCGATTTTGCTGCGATTTCTGCATATAATCTGGACCTGTACGACAAGGCGGTCACGTACGGCAAAGCGGCGGTAGAGCTAGAGCCAGAGGACGAGCGACTTGTTTCCAACTTAGCATTTTACAAACGGAAGTCTGGCAATGAACTCGTCACCGCAAACGACTGAAACTCTAACTACGGCTTCCGCTAAGTTAGCCCCGCCAGCCTCTGTGTCGCTGGCAACTGTTATGGGCGTTCAGGTAAGCGAGCTTGTTCTATGGGCGACGCTTATTTACACCCTGCTTTTGATCGGCCATAAGGTCTATCAGATTTGGAAAGACATAACCGCCAAGCCATCTGCGGAGGATTAAATTGACCCGCTAACCCTACTTGCTGCTGCCAACGCTGCCGTTGCTGCGGTCAAGAAAGGGTGCCAACTATATAAAGAGATCAAAGGCGCAGCAGGGGATGTTAGTGATGTACTTAAAGACTTAAAGGAGCAATACAACAAGATTGTTGATCCGACTCCCGTACAGAAACAACAGTATCACGCTGAAGTGCAGCGAGTGCAGGAGGTAGCGAAGTCTGACCCTAACGATGTCTACACCCAGATTGGTGACCAGTTGGGTGTGTTGATGGATAGCTATGACGCGTTGAGTAAAGCGCTGTTGGCAGAGCAGGTAGCAGGAAGCAAGGTCTACAAGGGTGAGGAAAGTATTGGTAGACGGGCATTACGGCGCATCATCATAACGACGAGACTGGACGCAATGTTGGTTGAGATACGCGAGACGATGGTGTACCGAGCGCCGCCGGAGTTGGGGTCACTCTGGAGCAAGTTTGAAGAGATGTGGCAGACCATCGTTGCTGAACAAGAAGCCGCTCATGCCGAAGAACTTAAACTGATACAGATCGCAAGATGGCGACGCAGAAAAAGAATAGCGGAAATCAGGGCAAAGGTGGCATGGATTTCAGCCGTGGTGTTCGTAGTTATATGGGCAGTGGGGCTAATGTGGCTGACGACAAGAAGCGCGATGATGAGAACGTCCCTTGGTCATTAATCGTTACGGTAATGGCTGTGCTATTGATGTTCTTCATCATAATGCCGATCTTGGCGTTTATGTATTACGACATGTACTACGCGACACAGGCGGCAGTTACAGAGGTAAAGAAGATGCGGGAGTTGCGCAAAGAAATACTGATTGAAAGGATGTACGGGCAATGATTACCCTTGCACAGTTTAAGAAGTTCGCGCCTAACACCAAGTACGCACAGCAGTGGTACGACACGCTGTTTGGTCCGCAGACTGAACTAGGCGGCAAGTCGCTCTTAGAAGAGTACGAGATCAATACCCCCAAACGCGTGGCAGCTTTCCTAGCTCAATGCGCTCATGAGTCCGGTGGCTTTGTGTTTGTCACCGAGAACCTGAACTACAACGCATCTGGCCTGATGCGCATTTTCAAGAAGTACTTCGATACCCCTGAGCTTGCCAAACAGTACGAGCGCAACCCGCAGAAGATCGCCAATCGTGTGTACGCTAACCGTATGGGCAATGGCGATGAAGCGTCGGGCGAGGGGTTCAAATTTCGCGGACGCGGGATTTTGCAGCTGACCGGCAAGGACAACTATTTTTGGTTCGCCGCGTCACTAGAAATAACACCTGAGCAAGCTGCCGAGTACCTTGAGACATTCGAGGGCGCGGCCCAGAGCGCCTGTTGGTACTGGGAGACGAAGGGCTTGAACAAACTTGCTGACGCTGGCGACATCAAGATGATGACGTACAAGATTAACGGCGGCTATATTGGACTTGAGGATAGGGAGCATCACTATGCGCTGGCACTCAATATGTTTGGTTCTAATACTCGGTTGGCTTAGCGGGTGCGAAGACCGCTTCAGGTACCCATGCCAGTCGAACAAAAACTGGGGCAAGCCGGAATGTCAGCGGCCAGAATGTGCCGTGACCGGCACCTGTCCTGATCAGTTAGTGCCCGCGTCTGACTTCAAGCCGGAGGAACAAAAATGAAATGGACTCCCGACGTAATCGACTCATTTATCAAGCTAATCATCGGCGCGACTTTCTGCTTGGTATTGCTGATGATGTCGACCTTGGCGATGTACAGTGTCGTTTTTGTAACGCAACCGATGGTAGGTATCGCCCCTGCTGACAAGCAGTTTTTCTTGCTGTTGTCAGACATGAGCAAATACATATTAGGTGCCTTGGCGACCCTCTTGGCTATCAAGGGTAAAGACGGCGTAGCCAAACTAATCGATCCACCTCCGGGTGTGTCCAAGGCTAGCGACTGGACTGATCCGCCACCATCACCGCCGCCACCTAAATCGCCTACACAGGCTCCTATTCGTATGGAGCCTACAATTGATCCTATCAATTCTTCGTCGCCAGTAGCTACAGGCTATGGTGGCAAACCCGCCCCTGTCCAACCACCTCACCCGGAGATTTCATGATGCTACTTTACGCTCGGATGGCAGTAACCGTTCTGCTAAGTATGTTCTTGGTGTTCCAGATTCACGCCGGAGAGACTAAGAAAGTCTGCCACGCTGAGAAAGACCGCAAGGGCAAAGAGGTGCAGGTTTGTCGCGAGGTTAAGATTCACAAGAAGCTAGACGGAACGAAGGTGCCTCCCAAATGAATCCTTGGCTGATACTCGGCGCAGTCCTCGCGGTAGGTGCAGCGGCTGGAGCCAGCTTCTTCGCTGGTGCAGAAAGTGGCCGCGCTGAGGTTCAGCAGAAGTGGGATAACCAGATGCGCCAGCTCGCAGAAGAGCGCGCGAAAGAGATAGAACTTACTCGGGAAAAAGAGCAAAATATGCAAGAATCTGCGGAAACGATCCGCAAGGAGAAGGACCGTGAGATACAGCAAATTAACGCTCGTGCTACCGCTCTTGCTAACAGCTTGCGCGACCGTCCCGAGCGCCCCAGTGACAAAGGTGCCGTGCCCAGTACCACCCCCACTTGTAGTGGAGCGTCCGGCGCGGAACTGGCAAGGCGAGATGGAGAGTTTCTTGCAGGGTACAGTGCCGACGCAGCCAAGCTCGCCAAAGCCTTAGAACTTTGTACGGCTCAGTACGAAACAGTACGAGCCGAACTCTTGAAAAAGTAGGACACATCATGGCAGCACTTGTTATCAAATCTTTCGCAGGAATCTCACCGAAGACTCCATCGCGATATTTGCAGGACACACAAGCGCAAGTGGCTATTAACTGCCCTGTGTTTTCTGGATCGATTCAGCCGCTAGCTAATGTTGGATCGTCTCTACTTACGTTATCAAAAGACGGCGTACCACGTACCATTTACCGCTACGGCCAAGACATAGACTCAGATACGCAGTATTGGTTTAACTGGGGTTCGGACGTTGATGTTTGTAGAAGTCAGATTTCAGGTGATGCTTCTGAATGGACGTTTTACACTGGTGACGGCCCGCCTAAAGCGACTTACAACACGATTGCTCTATCGTCGTCAAACTACCCTGCGGTTTCTCGTCCGCTTGGTCTTCCAGCGCCTACTGATCCTGTGACTACATCATTAGGCCCTTATGACCCAGCAACCAACCCAGCTGAGGTTTATATTTCTGCGCAAAACGTAGACGCAGCTTCGTCGACTTACGGTGTTGACTACAGCTTAAACGATGGGGACACTTATACAAATGTAGCCATTACAACTAATACCGCAACGGCTATTGCTACAGCATTAGATGCTGTTGCTACGTTGACTGCGACCGTTGTTAGTGGCGAAGTACTAGTTAAAACCACCGCGACTGGTGAGACAGCTAAGCTGCGCCTACGCATACGAACAGGTAGCGTAGTTAACGAAGAAGGTTCGTTTACTTATAGCGGTTATGATAGTACGCTGAAGTACGGCAGAGCTAATACCGTAGGCACTTTGTATATTCTTGACCAAGAAATAAGCTCATACGATGTCGGTAACAAAGTCGACGTTTCGATCCGTACAAACCAGACTTATATAGCTGGAGACATTGCTAGTTTCCGAGTAAACAAAGAAGGGATGACTGCTGTCGATGTTGCTGGCGCACTTAACTTCGGACAAATAATTCTACCCGCTGTTGAAATTGCAGCGGTACGGACTGGGCATTATTTAGATGTAGGTATGACTGTAAGTGGTTCTCCAACAGTTATTATGCGGCTTATTGGTACCACCAATACATATACCGCCGCTACCTTAGCCGCTGCTATGCAAGCACAAGTAAATCAGGTAGGCGGGCAAGACGCTATTTACATCGGCGCAGTCGGCGATACTGTTGTTATATCTTCAGTCCGAGGGGCGGTTTCTACGCCGTCTTACGCTAGATATTTAACTAACCCAAACCCCGGTGGTGTTACCCCAGTCTACTCAGCTAATGCTAGTGGATTCATACCATCTTCAGGCGGCAGCAAGATTTTTACTGCGGTAGCTTACGGCAGTGTGCTTGTATGTGACCCGTTGGCGAAAGGCACTGGCAACAACGACGCAATAAGCTACGCAAGATACATCACGGCGGGAGGTGCGGTTATTGAGTCTTCCAAGCTAGATGCGTTCAACTCAGATTCGGCGTCTCCTGCCAGAGTAATTTTGTCGCAGACAAACATAGACGACCTAGAGCTTTCGTACTTATCCACACTCACGAATGATGGTGAGGTGCGTAAGTTTGTGTTTAACCCTGCCGTAGCGTCTAATATATACGGGCTTGTCGGCGCTTCTGCTAACGTAGAGATTTATGGAGCTGTCTCGCCAATAGCGGTAGTAACTTCTGTTGCTACCGGCACCTCGGCTACTCTACATTTGCGAGAAGGTACATTTCCTACAAAAGCCACTTACGCAGAAATGTCTGGCACCGGTACCATTGCTGCGCCGAGCCTTACAGAGTCGCGGGTCTATGTTTATACGTGGGTTAACGAAGAGTCCGGGTTCGAGTTTGAGTCCGCCCCATCGCCAGCATCAGCCATTGTCGATGTTCATGACAAGCAGACAGTTACGCTTAGCGGTTTTGGGACTCCAATCGATGAGTATACAGTTACCCACAAGCGTATCTACCGCTCGGTAAACGGTGTTTATTTATTTGTGGTGCAACTACCATACGATACCGCTAACTACACTGACTCGAAAGACCCAGATGAATTGTCCGAAGAGTTGCCGTCAGCGACATGGACCCCGCCACCTTCGACTCTAAGAGGATTGATTAACCTGCCGAACGGCATCATGGCTGGGTTTGTTGGACGAGACGTTTACCTCTGCGATCCGTACCACCCTCACGCTTGGCCGGAGCAGTACATACAGACGGTGGACTACCCAGTTGTCGGGCTTGGGCGTATGGATACAACGCTCGCTGTTCTAACAACCGGCTCACCGTACTTCTTGCAGGGTACATCGCCTGACACGATGGTGCTGGTTAAGTCTGACCTTGAGCAGTCATGCTCGTCCAAGCGCAGCATTGTTAGCGCCAACGGAGTGGTGATGTACGCTAGCCCTGATGGGCTAGTTCTACTGACCCCGAGTGGGTCTAAGATTGTTACCGAGAACTACTTTACTCGCGCGCAGTGGCAATCCTACTTTGTGCCGACTTCGATCCACGCGTACATGCACGATTTGAAATACATAGGCTTTTACAATAATGGTACTACTTCAGGTGGCTTTATTTATGACCTTACTTCTGGGCAGTTTATTCTTCACGACATTTACGCTACTTGCGGTTATACGGACTTGCAGCGCGACCAATTGTTCCTCGGCTTCAGTGATCGTGCGCTCAAGAAATGGCTAGTAGGCGCACCTAAATCTTATACGTGGCGTTCTAAAAAGTTTACCTTGCCGCAGGTTACTGGGTTTAGTTGCGCGATGCTTGAAGCAGAGTCGTATCCCATGACGCTGAAGTTCTACATGGACGGGACTTTATTCCATACCCAAACTGTTGCTTCAAGAGACGCGTTCCGTTTACCAGTAGAACAAGGGCATGACTTTGAACTACAGATAGAAGGCGCGTACGAAGTCTTCTCAGTAGCTGTAGCGCAGTCGGTTGAGGAGTTGGTCGGTGTCTAAGCTACCTACAGTATCGTCCCAGATACCCCAAGATTTGCGGGCGTTTTTAGACCGCGTTCGAGAAATATTATCTGGTAAAGGGCTAGATAGGTATGTAACCGCGCGTGATTTGATTAAAGGCGGTGTTGTTATTGTCACGCCGGGAGGTGATGTTGTAGCCCCCGATACTCCGACAGTTGTAGAAATGCCTCCGGCGCCTACTGGCCTCACCGCCACAGGAGCTTTGGCGAACATTATTCTTACGTGGGACCCAATTAGATACTCAGGACATTCGTTTACTGAGATATGGTCAGCCAGCACAAATGATTTGTCTGCCGCTGTTTTAGCCGGACAAGGCCCCGGCAACGTGTACGCAGACAACATAGGGTCTGCGGCTACTAGATACTACTGGATTCGATTCGTAAATAAAGACGGCGTTGCTGGGCCGTACAACGCTTCTGCTGGAACTGTGGGCACGACTGGTAGTGATCCTGCTTACTTACTAGATGTGCTGGCTGGTTCAATTACAGAGTCAGAGTTGTACACCGAGCTTAATACGCGCATTAACCTAATCGATGGTGTGGGTGCATTAGAAGCCTACTCATCTACTAAAACATACCAAGTAGGAGAGACTGTTCAATACAGCAGTCGTCTTTATCGTTGCAAGTTAGCGTCCACAAACAACCTTCCGACTAATACAACATACTGGCAAGACATTGGGCAGTATTCATCGTATGGCAACGCGCTTGCTGTTCAACGCACATCAATCGAAACCAACACATCTGCTATCGCAGCAGAAGTAACCGCTAGGCAAGCCTTAGCTGTTGTCGTTAACAGCAAAAATAGAACCTACAGACAAACTACAGCTCCAACTACAGAGTTAGTTGCTGGAGATTTGTGGTTTGACACCGATGATTCAAATAAGGCGTACCGGTATAGTGGTACAGCATGGGTTGCTACTGACGACACTCGCATCGCCCAAAACTCTGCTGACATTCTTACCGAGCAAACAGTACGCGCTAACGCAGACTCCGCGCTTTCGTCCAGCATTACTACTCTACAAACTACTGTAAACGGTAACACGTCTGCTATTCAGACTAACACTCAGTCCATAGATGGTATACGCGCGATCTATAGCGTAAAGATGGACATCAACGGCAACGTGTCCGGTTTTGGTTTGATGTCTACTTTAGTAGACGGCGGCGCGGTTACTTCAGACTTTTTTGTTAACGCAAACCGTTTTGCTGTAACACTACCTGTTAGTTCTGTTCCGCTAAGAGTTAACAGCACTGCTTACGCGGTTAACCAATCAGTAAGAATTAGCGGCACTACGAACAAAATGCTTGTTTGTAAAGTCGCCGGTACGTCTGGTGGCTCCGCACCATCTATTGCCGGTGCGATTGGTTCGCTGGTTACTGACGGCTCAGTTACTTGGCAGATTACAAGCACAGTGCCGATAGCTGTTGTCACTAGTAGTTATACATCAAACGGCAATACTCTTGCCCCCGGCGTGTATATCGACGGGGCATCGATTGTCAACGCTACGATTAACAGCGCGCAAATTGGTACCCTGACTGCGGACAAGATCACAACCGGCACTCTTGGTGCTAGTGTAATTTACTCGGGCACTATTAACGCAGGGCAGATTAACGCCAATACGCTTAGCGCTATTGAAGCCAACACAGGTAACTTGTCAGTTACTGGTACGTTGACAGTCGGTACTACTGGTTACATCATTGGTGGGCAGACCGGATATGACAACGGCACTGGTTTCTTTCTAGGCTACGACAGCTCTGCATATAAGTTCTCAATCGGTAACTCTTCCGGCACTAAGATGACGTGGAACGGCACCGCGTTGACTGTTACCGGCGGCACAATCACCGGTGGCACGGTTAGAACGGCTGCGTCTGGGCAACGAGTAGAAATTTCCGATAGCAACAATCAACTTATTGTTTATAACTCTTCTGGCAACCCTATAATTGCCGTGGGTGGCACTACAAACGGTTTAATTTATGTAACAACTACAGGTACGACGCCTCCTATATACGCCACATCTACCTCCGTCGCTGCTGTATTTGGCGTAGCCACTTCTGGCGTTGGTGTTAATGGTTCGGCTAGTACAGGAAACGGCGTACAAGGGTCTAGTACTAATTCGGGAATTGGTGTTATTGGCTTAGCTTCGGGCACAGGGTCTGCTACCAACCACGGTATACGCGGCTTAAACAGTAACAATAACGCTGGTGGTCTTGTAGGTGCAGCAAATGGGTTTGATTTTTACGCTGAGGGCCCCGGCTCCAACTACGGTCCATTTACTGGAGCCCACGATACGCTTACCTTAAAGACGGATACTTTTACGGTCGGCGATATTGTTGTCGATGTAGGCATTATACGTAGGAAAGGAATATCTTCTACGATTGCACTAGTAACTACTAGCTCAACCGCAAATCAAAAGGCGGTTATCGGCGTAGTGTGTTCCGCGCCTAGACCACTAGCCAACACACAGCCCTCTGTTTATATCGCTGGGTTCGACATGGAGACTAGAAGAAATATTATGTCCCCAGACTACGAACCCGATTGCCAAGTTTATAATATTATGGCGGTCAACGCGTTGGGCGAAGGGCAGATCAATGTCTGTGGCGAGGGTGGAGATATTCAAGCTGGCGATTTAATTGTCACGTCTTCGATCCCCGGCAAAGGTATGAAGCAAGCAGACGATATTGTGCGGTCGATCACAGTGGCAAAAGCCCGGGAATCTGTGACATTTTCTAGCCCCACGGAGGTCAAGCAAATTGCTTGTATTTACCTCAGCGGCTAATCTTTACACAGGCATACCCGTGTGATATATACAACGCAATGGCAAAATTAGTACTTTACGACCGAAATCGGGTGGCTTATTGGGTCGCCCAGAGGATAGGCCAAGTAGTACCGTGGGAAGGGTTCAACGCGTTTGGAGTGGAATCGGAAGGGGAGATCGTTGCAGGAGTTGTAATCCACAATATCAATAGCTCGAACGCCTATTGCCACATAGCGATAGACAAACCGTCCAAGGCAGTATTCGAACTATTCCGTGTGCTAGCAGACTACTCCTTCCGACAACTAGGACTCAAGCGACTTACCGGGGTGGTGCCGACTGACCGCCCAGACATTATCAAATTTGATAAGAAACTTGGGTTTGAAGAAGAATTTGTAATGAAAGACGCCGCCGACAACGCGGACATGATGTTCTTAGTTATCTGGGCTGACAAATGCAGATGGCTACCGAAAGGATAGGAAATGGGTAAAAATTCCGCCCCACCACCAGACTATCGGCCTATGGCCGAAGCGAGTAAAGAGTCCGCTCAGATCATGGCGGGATTAGGCAAAGAGCAATTAGGCTTTGCTCGCCAACAATACGCTGAGATGACCCCGCTTCTCCGGCAAATAGCTGATCAGCAGCGCGAGGCGCAAAGTGATCAAATGCAGCAAGCGAAGGATTACTACCGCTACCAGATGGAGACGTTCAGGCCCATTGAACGAGGGTTGGCGGCGGAAGCTCAACAGTTTGACACTGAAGCCTATCGCAATCAATTAGCCCAGCAAGCAGCCGCTGACGCTGGCAAAGCCTTTGGATTAACTCAAGCAGCCACCCAGCGCGCGTCAGCCGCCATGGGTATCAATCCTAACTCTGGCCGCTTTGCCGGTATGCAGCAACAAGGGCAGAACGCTCTGGCCGCGCAGCGCGCCGCCGCGATGACAGGCACCCGCCAACAAGCTCAGCAGATGGGCTTTGCCCGCAAGCTCGACGTAACAGGTCTTGGGCGTGGTCTGCCCGGAGCATCCGCTGCCGCTTATGGTGGCGCAACAGCTGCTGGTAGCGCTGCTGGTGGTAACTACATGGCCCCCGGCAATCAGTTCAATGTTGCGTTCGGGCAGGGCGCTGGGCTTATTGGTTCAGGTCGGAACATGCTGCAAAGCGGGCTTGGGAATATTCTCAGCACTCAGGGGCAGATGTACGCAGCTGACGCATCTAGACCTGATCTGTTTGGCACAATTATCGGCACCGGCCTTGGCGGTTGGGCTGGCGGCGGCTTCAAAGGGTTCGGTGGCTCTGATATTCGCCTAAAAGACAATATCGAGAAAGTCGGCGTTGACGCTACTACTGGTCTAAACCTGTACCACTTCAACTACAAAGACGACCCAGATACTCGCTGGCAAGGCGTGATGGCGGATGAGGTTGAGAAAGATTACCCTGAAGCGGTGGTGGAAGATCATCGTGGGTACAAACTGGTTAATTATGGTGCCCTCGGCATCCGCATGATAAAGGTCTGATCATGGCTAACTTTGGGCTTGGACTGGCGCAAGGCTTCTCTATAGGTACGCAATTAGGCGAGGCGTTGCGCAAGCGTCGTATGCGTGACCAGTTTGAAGAGGCACAAAAAGAGAAGCCCTACGAGCGGTTTACAAAAGGGCTAGGAGAAGAACTTCGCACAATCTCTGAAACAACGGATGAGACTGGAAATTTGTATCAAGTAAGGCCAACTAAAGAAGGTCTTGGCTACGATGTTTATAAACAGACCAGAGATGAAAAAGCAGTAGAAGACATGCGGTACGAAGAAGCGTTGCGAAATGCTCGTGATGCTGAAGGTCGCCCTTACTACAACGTAGAGATTAACCCTGATGGTACTCGTTCAGTCCGCCCTCTTGTATCAACAGAAGGTGGCGGGTTTGCTACACGTAACTTAGCCTCTGAATACCCATACCAAATTCGTGAAAACCAACTAGCAGCCGACGCAGAGGCTTTGCAACGCGAAGAAGAAATGCTTCGCCCAGTGGTGCAGCCACGGCTTGAGGGATTAACAAGAGAAGAGCTTGTCAGGACAATACGTCCTGATCAGTACGAGTACCTCGGCAAACAATTTGCTCAAATGCCGACTGAAGCCCAACAACGCTCTGGGCTGATGAACCGCTACGCGCAAATCTTATCTGAGTACGACCCGATTGAAGGCGAGAAGTTCCGTTCGATGGCACGTGCTGAAGATCGTGCGCAAGAAACATTTGATCTTACTAAACAACTAAGCAAACTACAAATAGATCAAGCTGCGCGTACCGGTAGGATTGACGCAGAAGTTGATAAGGCAAGCCAAATTGTTCAAGATACACTTGCTACAAATCCTACAGCTACACCAGCACAGCTTGTAGATGCTGTACGAAAAAACACAAGGCTTCCACCAGATAAATTAAATAGTTTTGTCGCTAGTGTCGCTGGTATCGACGAAGCAGACCTTAAATTTATGAACAATAGCGTTGAGCGTTCCCTCCGTAAAGTTGGGGGTAGTATTGACGGTCTGCTTAAAGAATTTAACGACAACCCCCTATTTGACCCTAGCACTAACGTCAACAGGGTTGTCGGCAAAGACGGAAAAGTAACGCTTAACTTTGTCTCTGCTGATGACCCTAATAAAGTTCTTAGCACTTATTCATTCAAAAACGACCTAGAAGCTAGAGACTTCTTAATCAATAGCGCCAGAAACCCGGGGCAACAAGCCGAGTGGATGAGCAAGATGCGCGCGCAAGAAGCACAAGCTAGATACTACGAAGGCCGTGCGGATTACTACGAACGAGGTGGTGGGCAACGTGCTGGCCGTGACTACTCTGTGCAAGATAATGCTAGGATCAGCACCGCGTTAACTGGGCAGCGCAACAGTATTCTTCGACAAATAGCTGACCAAGACGAAATTATTAATGGGATGGGCGACAAAGAAGAAAAAGACAGAGCAAAGAAAGTAAGACAAGCCTTAGCTGGGCAACTTGATACCATAGACGTTGCCATCGCCGATGTTAACAGCCAGCTAACTGGAAGAGGTGGTTTATCGCGTGGCGGCGGTGGCGGTACTGAGCCTAAACCTAAAGTTGGGCAGACTTATGTTCTTCCTAATCCAAAAACCGGCGAAGACATGTACGTGCGGCTAAAGGAAGGCGACGGCTCTAAGGAAGAAGATTGGGAAATACTTGAGTACAAGCGTAGCCGTGGCGGCAAAACAATAAGCGGCCCTATTACTAGGCCGGGAGAAAAGCTGCCAACAGTTGACGAAGATAAAAAGAAGAAGTGAGCGTATAAATGGAACCTATCCGACTATCCCGCGCGCCTTGGATTAAGCCACTAAGGAATGATGAGCTTGAGGATTTGCGGGTTAGCCCGGATGCGCAGTTAGCGCGGGACCAAGAACGCTTACGTATTATAGAAGAAGAGCAAAATCGCTACGCTGCCACCGACACGCCCGGGCAACGTGCTGCTGGGCAAGTAGAAGTTAACCGCGCGCGAGAAGCTGTAGGCGCACCTACAGGAACTTCAGGGCCTATCCGGTTAAATCGTGCGCCTTGGCTTAGTCCTAAGCGAAAAGGTCTTGCTGATATTTACGCGGAAGAACCCGCCCCACCTCCTGATCAAAAGGGCCCGGGGTTTTTCCGCAGCACAGGTGATCTTGGTGTCAAAGTACTTGCTGGTATCCCGCAAGCTGGCGCTGCGATTACTGGTCTTGGCACACTCGTACCGGGGATGGATGAATACACCATTCCTGCTACTGAACTTTTAGGTAGTTTGTCTCAATCTATTGAGAACGCGTGGCTGTCTGAGCAGCAGCTTAAAAGACAGCGAGAAATGTCCGCTCGGCTCAAAGCTAGCGAAAATCAGTCGTTGTTTGGGCAAGCAAAAGAAGCTGCTGGGTACTTGTACGAAAACCCGTACCAGATTGTACCCACTGCGGTTGGCTCTATTCCATCAATGTTCGCCGGTGGCGCTGTTGGCCGTGGTATGCAACTCGGTGCGCGGGGTCTTGGGCTAACAATGACTCCAGCGGCGGCGGCTGCGTTTGGCGAAGGTTCTGTGATCGCCGGTAGTGTCGCTGGTAACATAGCGCAGAAGTCCCCCAATTACATGGACAGGCTATACGCGCTGCCCGCTGGCGCTGCTGGTGCAGCGTTTGGTTACTTCGGTGGCCGCTTGATGGGCCGTAGCGACATTGACACTATGATCTCCGCTCGACTAGCGCGGGGAGAATCAGCAGACTTGCTTACCCCAGACATCGGCACAGTAAGCCGTGTATCACGCGGTATCGTCGGCGAAGGTCTGCTGGAAGAAGCGCCTCAGTCAGCTATTGAGCGTATGGCAGTTAACCTTGGCACCGGCCAAGACTTAATGACTGGTGTGGGTGGTGAAGCTGTTATAGGTGCTGCTTCTGGTGCGGCTATGGGCGGCGGGTTTGGCTTGCGCCGTCCGGGTGATACCTACACCATGCCAGAAGCAAAACAGGCGCTACAGATTATTAGCACCCCCGAAGCACCGGTTGAGTCGAAGATCGCCGCTGCTGACTTTATCCGCCGTATTGAGATCGGTGAACTTGGCGAACAACAAGCCACACAACGGTTCAACGAATATCTGAACTCGCTGTATGACCAAAAGTTCACCAACGGAGAAATAGAGAAAGACCTGCTGACTGGCGAGAACAAGGTACAACCTGCCCCGTTGCAGCAGCCTCCGTTGCAGCAGGTAGAGACTGGTCAGCAAGTCGCCCCCGGCATTTACCAAACTGGTCGCGGCCTGTACACCATGGCCCCCGAAGACACCACTGTGTCGATGGGTAGAGAAATACCCCGTGGCCTTGGCGCTCCTGCTGGTCCCGCACAACAAGTAACTACACAGCGTCCGGTCGAAGGTATCCCGGGCATAACTGTTGACGAATCTGGCGTTTATCGTATCGCCGAACCAGTAGCTCCCGCTAGCGCTCCCCCGAGCGTTTCCCCGAGTGCGACACCCGCACCGGGGTCTTTTACACCCCCTGCGCCTACACCTGCAAAACGTGGGCGTAAGCCGAAAGCCGCAGCGCCTGTCACACCGCCCGCTGAAGTCAAGGTCACACGTGGCGATGAGATCAAGACTGCTAACGAGGCTAAGAAAGAACCAGTCAGCGATGAACTGGCTACTGAAATCGAAGGCATCATCAACAGACTAAACGCAAGTGTTGCCAGCGAGAAGGGCGAAGCCGCTGGGCGTGTGACGCTGCCGCAAGGGTTATTCAAAGGGCTAGTGCGCATGCTGCGTAGCCCGAACGATGTAGCACCGATTGTCTACTCAGATACGGGCGCTCAGGCTGACCCACAGCTGACAGCGCGCTACACCGGAACACTCCGCCAAATGTATGACGCAGCCCAGCGTGTACTGCTAGCTTCTCGTGACCTAGCGTCTGCGCAAGATAACGCGCTGAAGACTGGCAAAGACGTTCCGATGATAAAAGCCAAAGCTGGCGCTGAAACTATTGCTATCGGTGTTAGCGGTGGCGAGATGAACGCCGAAGCTCTGATCGCTGTTCTGAAGTCGCGCACACAGAAGCGTGATAGTAAGCCGGTAAACTCGAAGCGGTTCCGCGAGCTTGCTGCGATGCTGAAGAAAAAGCCAGACTCGCCGTTCTCGCAAAAAGAATACGACACAGCATTGGACTCGCTGATCTCCCGCGCTTGGCGCGCGTACAAAGACGGTGAATTGGATGTTGCTGAGCAAGCAGGTATTGTTTCCTCCGAGCAGACAAGACCGTCACGTGAATCAACGAAGGGCGCTAAAACAACGCCGCCTCTGGTCGCAGCTGAGCAAGGCCGTGCGTCTAAGCCGTTCAATCCCGTTACAGTAAAGCAGCCCAAAGAGACTGATGAAGAGTTTGCCGCTCGGCAGCAGGACGCACTTGACCGCCATAAAGCTCGTGTCGAGGAAGGCAAAGGCATCATTGGCGTACTGAACTTCTTCCGTGGACCGAACCAACCAGCGTTCTCCAGTGCACTGGCTACAGCTATTGTGCAAGCTATGCGGCGCAGAGGTCGTCAGCCCAAGATCGAGTGGATTGCCGACGATGACAAGGTAACTAACCCATCGTACAACCCAGCTACAGACACTATCCGAATCCACAGGACTGCATCCGCTGAAGAGACGCTGCACGAGGCGCTACACGCTGGTTTGCAATGGTTGGTCTACTCCAATCCTGACGCGCCAGAAGTACAGCGCTTGATGGCATCGCTCGATAAGGTGATGAAGGTTGATCTGAATAAGACCAACCTCACCGAGTCGCAGAAAGCTAAGGCTGGCGAAGTTATTGGCGTACTCAGAAATATTTTGAGTCGCAAGGGTAAGGGCAAGGAAACCGCCAAGCTAGACGCGGTGCTGGAACTGATGTCGTACGGCAACACGCTGGCTGACTTCAAGGCGCTGCTAAAGCAGATGCCTAGCGCACCCAACGCAGAAGCCCGCACATGGCGCAACGCTGTTGAGGATTTGTGGAACCGCATCGTAGCCCTGACGCAATCCTTGCTGGGCGTACGCAACACAGTCGCTAACGATGTTCTCGAAGATACAATCGCCCTGCTTAACAAGGCAGCGACTACCGATCAGCAGATGCCTGACAAACTAAGCGGGTCGATGCTTGACATCGCAACGACTGCGTTCAAGAAGTGGTTCGGTGGTTCTAAGATTGTTAACGCAGCAGGTAAGCCAAGGCTCATGTACCACGGCACGGCTGCGGACATCTCCGAATTTAGAGCGCAGCAAGCTGGCGCTATCTTTGTCACTGATGACCCTGAGTTTGCACGTCGGTTTACCGGCTCATCCGAAGCGTTTATGTCGCAACGCCCATCGCAGTTCTTGGACGCGCAGGGTATGGAGAATGTTCGCAAAGCCGCGCTGGCTGCGCTGAAAAAAGAAGAAGGTCTGTCGTTCACACAGCGGTTAAAGTTCCGCCGCATGATCAATGACCCTAAGTCGAGCGTATACACAGAAGAGATCGACGGCTTACTGGATTTTCCATCCGAAGTGCAGATGGAAGTCTACAGAGCGACCAGAGAAAACCTACCGTCTCGCGCCAATATTATCCCTGTGTACGTCCGTGCGGAGAACCCGTTCGACTACCAAAGCTCAGAGCATGTTCAGCGCGTTGTTGAGCGGGTAAAAGAAATCCGTGGCAGTAAGCGCATCGACGCTAACCTGCTGCAAGACCTGTCCGAAGGGTTGTGGGACCGCATTGAGGATGATGATGTGCAGAGCGCCATCAAGTCGCTTGGGTTTGACTCGTTCTACGTTAAAGAGAGCGGTCGCAAGAATCTGGCGGTATATCAACCGAACCAGCTAAAGTCGCAGTTCAACAAAGGCACGTTCTCAACTGAGAGCGGCAACATCCTCGAAGCTGCTGTGTCTAGCAACAAGGGCACTGAGAAAGCTGCTGGCATCACAGCCTCAGATTATCGCGGCTACACAACCCGCATCGCTCCTGCTGCGCTCAGCACTCGGTTCGCGTTTGACATTATCGGCTGGGATAAGAACGTCGCTGAGCGTGTTTCCAAAGGCACATCGAAACTTGCAAATATGATTCGCAAGGACTTCCCTGCGGCTGAGCGTTTCCTGATCTACATTAACTCGACGTTCAGTGCTGGTGAGTACACTAAACAGCAGATCGAGGATTTCAAAGTTAACAAGAGCGTGGGCTATCAGCAACTGGACCGCCTCGCAAACTTTGTAGCAAACCGCCCAGCGCATGAAGTGCTGGCGCTAATGAGCTACATGGACGGTAATAAGAAAGCTCTAGTTACTTTGCCCGACCAAGAAATCCTAAAGCGCACAGCAGACAACGTGCGGGCGTGGTTCGACATGTACGTAAGCGAGCTACCAGCTTCGGAGCGTAGCTTCTTCCGCGACAATAAGTTTTCCGAGTCTCTCCTGTATGCGACCCGCAGCGAACAGATTGCGCGTAGCACTCTCGGCGCGCAGAAGCTCGCAAGTGTTATGGGTCTGAAGCATCGCACGGAGAAAACTCTCGAAGGCTTCCAAGATTGGATGGCTAAGAACGACGAAGGCGATCCTATACTCGACGGGCGTTTTTACCAAGTCTTCAAGAAAGATGGTCTGAAGCCCGGAGCTGGCCCTGAGCCTTCTGGCTTTATGTCGGTAAGCGAGTTTGAGAAGCGTGGTCGGCAGTCGCCTGTGGGTTATCAAGTCGATGCTACTCGTCAGTGGTGGATTTCTGACCACAACGAAAAGAGCGGCTACCGCTTCTCGGCAAGTATGACTGCCAAGCAAGCCGTTGAAGAGAAGAAGGCTGACCAACTTGCCAACGCCATGCGCAACACCATGTCTGCGCTGGCTGTTAACTACGCCAGCAAGAAGCTGTTCGAGAACATGGCGGTGTATGGTTACGAAGAAGGCAAGCCGACTGCGACTTCTCTAGCGTTCAACGACATCGACGAGATCAAAGACGCAACTGGTCGCACGGTGCGGGAAGATCAGATTCTGCGCGTGTCTGAGGGCATGGCTAAATCGCCAGAGATTATCGGTCTGTACCGCCGCACGGGTACATGGGTGCAACTGCCTGACACGCCAACTTACGGCGACCTCGGCGGCAAGATCATTCCGGGTCCGGTGTGGAGTGCGTTGTTAGACATGTCTGACCGTCAGCCATTGATTCACAATCGTGTGTTCAACAACACGATGCGTTGGTTCAAGAAGTCCAAGACGGTCTACAACCCCGGCACCCACATCACCAACATCGCGTCTAACGTCACGCTGGCAATGATGCACGACATCCCAGTCATGACGATTGGTAAAGCTGCGCGCTTGTTCTCGCTGTATGAAGTGTCACCCAATAAGTTAAAAAAGGCTGAACTTGACCTGATGTCGGCGTTCATGAACTCAGGCGCTATGCTGGGCGACTACTCTAGCGTTGAAGTTAAGCAAGCCCTGTACGAAGCATGGGGTCAGAACATGGGCGTTGACGGCGAGTCATCGTTGATGAAGCGTATGTCCGCGTTTGCTGGCTACGAGAAGTCGAAGGCACAGAAGCTAGTTCAGCTGGCAGCTGGTAAAGCTAAAAGGCTGGATGAAATCGCCACCGAGACATACGCTGCCGAAGATAACGTGTTCCGTCTGGCTGCGTTCTTGACCAAAGCTGGCGATCTTCAGAATCTAGAGGGCACAGCTACTGCAACTCCTGAGCAACTAAAGGCCGCAGGTACGTTTGCCCGCAAGGCGTTCCTAGACTACGACATCGACTCCAAGGCGGTCAAAGTTTTACGTCAGTCGGTCCTGCCGTTCATATCGTGGACCTACGCGATCACACCGGTTCTGGCTCGCATGGCGCTGCACCAGCCATGGAAGATCGCCAACGTCATCGCTTCTTACTACCTGATCGAAGTCGCGCTGGCTGCTATGGCTGGGGATGATGACGATGAGCTACGTAAAGCTGGTCCTGAGTACATGCGCGAGCGTATGTTCTTCGGTATGGGCCCACACATGTTTATCCGGTTGCCGTTCGGCGACGCGCAGAACCCTGTGTACTACAAGCTGGGTGACTACGTGCCGTTCGCGTCGATGACCAAAGGTTTGCCGAATGGTCTGATGGGCCAGTCGTGGGTTCCCGCAGCTGTTACCCCGGGCGGTCCGTATCTGACCGCAGCCGCTGGCTTGCTGTTCGGCGTAGACCCATACACCGGCAAAGCGATTCACAAGCCTACCGACTCGGAGTGGGACAAGCTGTTTAACTCAGCAAGGTTCGTTCGCGATCTGGCTTTGCCGCCAGCATTGTCGAGCCGCAACCTAGACAAAGTAAGCGACATCAAAGACGAGAAAGCTGGTGTCACAGGAGCGATGCCTAGCAACCTAGTTTTTGCTCGTATGCTTGGATTTAAGGCGTATGATTACGATGTCGACGAGTCCATGGTTATCCAAGACAAGGTAGTCAAGGGCATCGAGAAGGACTTCAAAGCCGCTATGCGTAAGGCTAAGAGGGAAGAGTACAGCAAAGGCTACCCTGACTACGACGCACTCGATGAGGAATTGGAAGTCCTCAGAGAACGTATGGAGCGCCGGATTGCTGAAGTCCGTGGCGAAGAACTTGACGAGGAAGAATGATGGCTAAGACTCCTGCATGGCAGCGCAAGGAAGGGCAGAACCCGAAGGGCGGTCTGAACGCCAAGGGTCGCGCCTCATACAACGCAGCTAACCCCGGCAAGCCGGGGCTAAAGGCACCGCAGCCTGAAGGCGGTTCTCGTCGTGATTCTTTTTGCGCCCGGATGAAAGGGATGAAGAAGAAGTTAACTAGCGAGAAGACGGCTAACGACCCGAACAGCCGTATCAATAAATCTCTACGCGCATGGAAGTGCTGACATGAAAAAACCTGTCTGGGAACAACCTCGCCCATCCGATTTGGGGAAACCCAAAAAGCTGTCACCTGCAAAGAAGGCGTCAGCTAAAGCAGCGGCCAAGAAAGCTGGCCGTCCATACCCTAATCTCGTGGATAACATGAGAGCCGCAAGGAGAAAGTAATGAAAGCTAAAGCCAAACCGATGCCGATGACTAAAGCATTTAAGCCCTGCAAAGGATGCCCTAGCCCAGCTAAGTGCGCCAAGATGGGCGCATGCGCTATGAAAATGAAGGGGAAATACTAATGATGAACGGCAAGAAAAGCGCGGCCTACGAAAAGCTCGATAAGCAGGAAGAGAAGATCGAAGACCGTAAGAAAAAAATTAAGCAAGCCGAGATGGAGAAGATGATCCGTGGGATTGTCCGCTCTGAAATGGCTAAAACTAAAAAGGCTAAGTAATGCCGTTCACATCAGAGAAGCAAGCCCGCACTATGCGGGCTGCGGCGCACGATCCAGCTTTCGCCAAGAAGATGAAGATTTCACAAGCTGCTGCCAAGAAGATGGTCGCCCATTCAAAAGGCAAAGCTGTAAAATCTTCGGCTAAGCCGAAGAAGTAATTACTTCATCCCGGCTCGTTTGTTTCTTGGGAATGAGCGATTGGCGGAGGCGGGTACTGCACGTAGGTTCCCGTTTCCGTTGCCGCCGCCTTTAGCGATAGGGCGCTTGTGGTCAACGTCTTTGCCGTCGCCCTTTGACACCACGCCCTTACGTTCCATCTCGCGACGCGCTGCGTTGCGCTTCGCCCTATTCTTCTTCTGTTCCTCAGTACCCTGATAATTCTGGTACTCAGTCTTATAGTTCCGTGCCATGTCGATCTCCTAGCTCGCTGAGCCTTGCAACACCGCCAACGTAACAGAGCTTTGCTGCCGTGCCGTGGTGCTGGTAATCGCGTCTACGAACCGTGGGTGGTTCACGTTAATAATTAGGCAATGGGCTTGCCCGGGGTTTCTGTTATGGCACCCCTTGAACATAGTAACTCGGTCCCGTGCAGAGATCAACGCGTTGTTATCATGTAGCTCCCGTACCACGCGGTCGATGCTGTCTCGTGTCTTGTTCAGCCACTGCTTAAACAGAGTCAGATTGATCGCTAGGACGCTTCCGGGCATGACTGGTGTGGTGCTGTCGTAGACCACCTTCAGGCGCGCCACAGCGCGCTCTGGGGCAGGAATCTGCACCTGTTCCTTACCTGAGCCGTAGATTTCTGTGACCTCGATCAGCCGGTCGTTATGCTCCTGCAAGTACTGGCCGATGGTGTCGAACACATCCGGCTTAGCGTCGATCATTTCCTTGCGCACCTTCAACACGTGGTCGAGAAGATACTTGGTAGTGCCCTCTATGTCGAACGGGAACAGCCCCAGCCGCTCGGCGATCTTGCTCATTGTCCATGCGCTGATGATGCTTGAGCGGAAGAACCGCTCCTGCGGCTCGAAGACGAAGTTGAATTTCTTCATGAACGCCGCTTCGCCCTTAGCCCACACAGCTTCAGGCCCACCCAAGTCGATCACTGCGGAGACTAGCTCAGGCATTGCCCAGCCATTGTTCTTAGCCACCATGTCAAAGAACCGGTTGCCGTTGTTGCCGCCCGTCTCGTCAGGCTTGATGAACGACCGGTCGTGGTGGTGTAGCTCCAGTGTCCTAGCCTTCAGCGGGTCGTTGCTGGTCTGCACGTTCTCGAACTTCTGATGCAGCGAGAAGTTGGTCGTGATCAGCGTAGGCCCATCCCACCTCACCGGCTCACGCAGCTCCCGCTCTTTGTTCATGGCGATCTTTTCACGGCCTTGGCTCAGGTCATAAGCCAAGTCAGCCATGTCTTCATCTTTGGCAGTGGTTAACTCGTCGATGGTGCATGGCAAGTTATTCAGTACGCCACGGATTTTGTACAGCGCGTTCGACGTATCGTTCTTATTCAGCATCAGGTCACGCGGTGTACCGACCAAACTGTTGGCAGCGATCAGCGACAGCGACTTACCTGTCGTAGTTTCTGTGGAGTAGATCGACACAACCAAGCAGCTGTTACCTGCAACCTTACCCAAGACACCTGCTGTACCCAGCATCACAGCCGAGCGCATCGGTGCCGTGCCGGGATTGTTCAGCATGCGCATCGCGTTGACCCACTCATCGCGTGAGCCATGTGGTTTGATGATCTCAGCGTAACGCGCAGCAGGACCTCGCAGTCTGCGATCAGTTGCGCCCGTAGGTGAGCCGATAATCTTTTCGCCGCACAAGAACGAGCCATCGTCTTGCCAGCCGAACGCAATAAAATCAATGCCTGTCGGTGCTTGGTTCTGCACCATGGTTAAGTAGTCCATCAAATAACCCCGTAGTCTTTCTTGCATCCCCGCGTTTTTGACACTGAACACCTGCCTGTTAAGTAGGAAGGTGGAAAACTCTTTGCCGATACTTGCGATCACTGCAAGCTCGTGGTCTTCTTCTTTCCAGCCGATCATCGGATACCTGATCGCTAATCTGAACGTAGACTTACCAGATACAAAATCCTTGTACACGCCTGTGACGTGCATCGGGTATGGTGACGTTAGCTCCCAGTCAGTTGTCTCGACATCAACAGCGTTGCCGTTCGCGTCCTTAGTCTCTGTCTTGATCTTGATCTCTTTGAATATCTTCCCGTCTCGCTCTACGTATGGCGGTGGCAACTCTAGCTCGATAGCTTCCTCGCCGCTTACCTCAACCGTGCTGGTAGTCGATGACGTTAGCTGCGCTGGGCTAGTGATCTTCCCTTTGTGTGGGCATCCCTTGCACCCCTCAGCGCACAGCTGTTCGAACTTCGCGCATGTTGTAGGGCCAGTGCCACGCCATCCATCTATCTTCGCCATGCTGTCTTGCAAGTCAAAGTCTGGATGCTTACCTGCCAGCATGATGATCGCTTCTTCAACATCGACCGCATGCTTAGCCATGCCACCGGACGCGCGCCACAGCGGTTCTGTAACTGGATTACCGGCTGCGTCTGTCACACCGCCTGATGCAACGAGTGCTGCGATCTGTTTGCAATGCTGAGCGACGATCTCGATACGTACGTCACGCGAGTTTGTGACTGCCGACAACACACTGCTTGCACCCTTCGACACGCGCTTCGACGCAGCCTTAGTTACTTTGCCGAACCAAGGCTTTAGCACAGTGAACAACTGCACTGGGTCATAGTCAGGTGAATCTAACTTGCACTCGACTAACTTCCATGGAGTTTGCTTTTTGTGATGCGTACCAACTGGTCGCAGCACCATCGAAGGGTCGTGAATCTTCGACGTGTCAATCGTTACATTTTTTTCTTCAAGCGCGAGACGCAACGCTGTTGATGCCTTCACCCAATGCGCAGTGCTGATCGATTGTGTCAGCGGCCAGTAGCAATGCAGACCTTTACCCGATGAGATGATCATTGGCATCGGCATACCGATTGTTTCCAACGCACCCTTCAGCGCAGTCCAACCTTCCTTCTGTGTTGCGTAGGGTTTGTCGCTTCCAATGTCTAAGTCCAACGCCAACGCTTTGAACAGCGTAGCTTTGTCTTGTGTTCTATACCACTTGCGCTTGCCCTTGTCGTCTGTATACGCATGATCAGCAAACGCGCCGACACCAAAGTAAATGGTTGTCTCTGATTCTTGGTCCCACTTCTGTATCGCAGCAACTGCGTCATCGATGTTTGCAAACGAACCTCTGTTCCAAAAGAACCCGCGTGGGTTATTACCTGAGTGGTCAGGTTTGTGGGTACAGATAACAAGTTCGTTTTGCTGGGCGAATACGCGAGTAAGAAAGTTTTTAGTATCCAATGCCGTGCCCTCAGATGAAAACCCCCGCCGAAGCGGGGGCGTAATTTTTTCTTATTCTATTACTCGTCGAATAGACTGTCGAGCTTAGCCGACAATTCTTCTGAGGCTTTCACCGGCGCAACAGCTGGCTTTTCCTTTGGTGCTTTAGCAACTGGTGCCGCTTCAACAACAGCCTCTTCTTCGTACGCCTCGTCAACTGCCGGGGCGGCGATAGCCGGAGCTTTTTGCGGCGCAGCGAGAGCCGGTCCTGCTTGCTTAGGTGATAACTGACGAGTAGCGATTTTTGCAGCATCACTGTCGATTAAGTCCTGCACACGGTCAGCTGCTTTTTCTGGCAGGTAGCCCTTGCGCGTAAAAGTAATCTTTGGATAACTCGCGCTGTCATCGAAGCCCATCTCCGTGATCACATCCTCAGTACCCAGACCGTAGTTGTCCAAGTCCTTGACGTACTCACGCAACGCCTTCATGCCCGATACCGGCACGGTCAAGCTGTAGACCTTGGTCGGGTCCGCAGCAGGTACGACCGCCAGATGCCGTTGGTCTGAACACATCTTCGACTTGGCACCCGATGGGAGAATCTTCGAGCCGAGTACGTTGTGTGGGCAGTCTTGGCAGCTGGTGTGAACCGGCTTCTCGATCATAGCGTCAGGCTTCAAGCCATCGTTAGACCAGCAGTCAGGGCGGACATCCGTTGCCGTAGCGTCAAATGCCTTGCCGTAGAACACCTTCGATACCCGTGGGTTAGCCCCGACGATGATCGTGTCGAGCGTCACGCCGACAGTGGTTTCTACCCCGTCTTCGTTCAGGCGGTACCGCCCTGCACGGATGCTGATGCGAGGAATGTTTAGGTTGTCCTTGACCAGTGCTGCTGTAATGGACGACTTAACACCTGCTTGTTGACGGGCTGCAATACGCGCCGCAATGTGCGCTGGGACGTTAGTTAGATTAGTCACTATTCACTCCTGTTTTGAGATTTGCGAAAATTAAATACACGAACGGACGAGAAATTTACTCCCGGTGGTGGGGCTCCATGTTCTTCGACGAAGCTCTTCACACCTGTTTTAGACGCACGGGCCTCGACCATATCCCATGTGTTATTCTCTTTGCAGTAAGCAAAAAAGTCTTCCCGCGATGCGACTGTCGCAGAGTGATGCGTAGACCAGTAGGCAGTACCGACCGGAGTCTTGATAGAGTCAAGCCCGTCTTCCTGCGCCTTAGCCGTGAACCATCCCTCAAGGACAGCAAGTTTTTCAGCTAGTGCTGCACGATCTCTCTTGTGCTGGCGGTCGAGGTCATCGATCTCCCCGCGAACACGAAGATACCGCTCAGCGGCAATTTCGTAATTCATACTTCCTCCTTTTATTAATCGTCACTGTTGACGCCTTGCACTAGCGTCAAAAATTCCGCCAAGGTGTTCTGCTTTGCACGGAGTCGGCGGTACAGCTCTCCCTCAAAGCTGGTGGCGTAGATGTGCCACACAGTCGTTTTGCCGGTCGTAGTGATCCGACGAATTCTCGCATTAGCCTGTTCGTACTGTTCGAGTGAATAGATTGGAGCGAACCATATAATGTCTTTTGCCCGTGTCAGCGTCAGCCCGTGTGCTGCAACCTTTGGATGCGCCAACAAAATCTTAGGTGTGTCGGTATGTTGGAAGTCATTGAATATCTGATTCCTCTGTGCCTTCGTTGTGTCACCGTTGACCATAGCTACATCATGACCGTCAGCGATTAACTTATCCCGCAACCACAACTGAACGCCCTTCAGTGGTACGAAGATAATTGTTTTGTCGCCGATCTCAGTAAGTAATTCAGTAAGCGTATTATACCGCTCCGAGGCGTCAATGGCAATCGCACCGGTGTCACCGTACACAACTCCGCAGCTAATCTGTAGCAACTTGCTAAGCATAACCGCAGCGTTGGGCGCAGCCACCTCACCACCAGCGAACACCGTCACCGCCTTGTCCTGCATTTCCTTGAACGCCTTCTCCTGCTGCTTGGTGAGCGTTGTCTTGCGAGAGACGTAATTCGTATCAGGCAAGTCTTTGCACTCGTCTAGCGAGAAGCGTATCGAAGGCTGCAACACTTTCTTGCAAGTCTCAAGCGCGTCTTCCCTCGGCACCCAACGGAACGTGGATACTTTCTTCATCACCAAGTCTTTGAACGTGGTGTAGCTCTTCGGGGCAGACGGCGAGTCAACCAACCGAGCCAGTGTCCATGCGTCTGCTGGTGCTTGCGAGATCGGTGTGCCTGTTAGCATCCACAACCACGGCTGGTGCTGCTTCATCCACTTGGCGAATATCTTGTACCGCTGCGAACTCGGAGACTTGAGCGCTGTTGCCTCGTCGTAGATCACTACGTCGAACCCAGTTAGCTCGGACTGCATGTTCGTAAATCCATCGTGGTTGATGATCACGTACTGCACACCCGTCTGCTGTAGCAACCGCTGCCGCTTCTCTTTCGTACCTGTGCAAACCACAAAGTTCCGGTGAGACAAGTGGTGCATGATCTCCCTGCCCCACACCACCTGCAACGTGGACAGCGGCGCGATGATCAACACCTTCCTAGCAATCTTCTCTTCCAGCAAAAAGTCAGCCGCCCACAACGCACTGATGGACTTGCCAGTACCCGGAGCGTTGAGACACAACGCACGTTTGTGTGTCGTTAGAAAAGCCGCTGTCTCTTTCTGGTGAGCCATGGGAGCGAACCTCCCCGGCCAACGGTAATACTGAGTAATAGGCGGAGGAACGCTAAGCCCAAAATTCCGCAGCACCAAAGACTCATCCACGCCGTAAGGCATGGCGAGCAACTTGTCTCCGTTATGGTCGAAGGTCTTCGCATGGGGGATGCACTCCGCAATCGCAGCGTTGTTCGAACTGTTGATAATGATCTTACGTTTATCTGGTATTACGAGCATAGTGCTGCCCATCCTTTGAACTCTGAAGACCAAGCCTCGACCGAAGTCTCGCGCACAATCCACACCTGAGCGCCAGCGTTGGTGCTAGCCTCGATCTCACGCAACTGATTCGGCGTACACTCACCGCGACCGAACTTAGTCTCTACGGCAAACGCTCTGCCATTCACCCAGCCCACAAAGTCTGGGATACCTGCACGACCAAAGCCATTGGCTGAGGGCATAAACCAGTAACACTTCTCTGTTTTCTTCAGTACGTCTTTTACAATCTTCTTTACATCACCTTCGTTTTTTAATTCAGCTCTCATCGTCTCCCTTTCAGTCTAGCGTCTGGACAAATATCTTTTGCTGCACACCACGGGCATAAGCCCGATGGCTTTGTCTCGAATACGCCAAGATCAATTATTTCCTGCACCTTGTCAAACCGTGGTTCCAATGCTGACCACAACGCACCGAGGAACCTACGTTCATACTTCGAGTTAGTTGTCTCGTTGTACTTCAACCATACGAACGATGTCTTGACCGTCTCGACCTCCGGGAAATGCCAGAAGACCATTGCCGCAAATAGTTGTAGCTGGGTCGGACTCTCCCGAACCTTACCCGTCTTATAGTCAAGGCAATACGCCGTCTTACCTTCCACAACAAGTACATCAGCAATAGACCTAATCCATACATCAGGGGCGAACCACTCGACTGGGCGTAGTTCTCTATTAACTGCCATCTGGTGTTCAAAGTATTTGTCTCCCGATCTAGAAGTTACCTTGTCAACAAGCGCGCCCCATCGTTCTAGTGTCTGCTGACCCTCGACAGATAGGGTTGATTCGTCTAACTCACCTTTGCCCTTTGCCTCTAATACTTTGTGAACCCTATCTCCGTAGTCTGACGCTTCACTACCCTGCGATACGACACGCTTGGATACATACAGATAGTCGAACTGCGCAGGGCATTGCTCGAACGTAGATAAACGACTGAACGACAAGGGCATTACTTGAGGCATTACTTCTCCAGTTATTTAGCGTCGCCGTAAGACTTTCCTATGCCTGTCTCACAAGCTAACGGTAGATGATCACGACACCACTTGGGTGCCAACGACAAACACTCTTCCATGTACCTTCGTGCTTCAGTAATTTCTTCCGTCTTAGGTACTGCAACTGCTTCATCATGCACTGACAACTTGACTGGGTACTTCTGATTGATACGTGCAGTCTGCCACATAACAACCCGCATGGCTGCATGTTGTGACAGATTCTCCACAATCTTCGGTCCGTAAATACGTATGCGAGAACGTCCCATGGAGTACTCCCACTCTTTAGTACGTGGGTTGTACTGCAAGTCGTGGTACATCACCCCCGGTTCCCCCGGTCGCCCGAAGCCATTGTTCTGAGTGATGAACCAACCATTAACGTCTACGTTCAGTAGACTACAACCATTCGCGATGTCTGGCAATATCCAATTATGGCAACGATCCCATAGCTCGACTACCTGCGGGTGGACTTGTCTGTAGAGTGAGACGATATCGTACGCGCGCTGTAGTTCGATCTCTTGTAGGTTGCGGTCTTGCCGTGCCGCAAGGCGTACCATCTCCTGAAACCGTGGCGCACCCGCACCGTACTGCAACCCAAGCATCGCTGTCTTGCCGAGGAATCGTTCAGCCTTGTCTGCCTTGGTAATGTTTCTACCAAACAACTTACTAGCAAAATCGCAATACAGATCAACGCCGTTCTTTAGTTTCTCCACCACATCCCACTGTCCTGCTAGCGCCATGACCATGCGTAGCTCGATGTTGGATGAGTCGCCCACCAGCACGGTGTGACCTTCAGGGGCGAGCAACGCGTCACGCAGACCTGCTGACGGCCCACGCGCAGGTAAGTTCTGCCAGTTCACCTTGTTGCCACCAGAGTAGCGCCCTGTGGTCTTCGCACCCCAGAAGTTCAGGTACACCGGCAGGGCTCCACGCTCTGCCATCTCGACAAACTTCAACGCACGTGTCTCGGCAATCGTTGTCTTGACTCCCAGTCGTGCAGCGACCAGCGCCTGTACTTCAGGTATGTCGTGATTAAGTAGGTCAGTAAACTCTTTGTCTGACTTGGCGAACGCGAAGGTTTGCTTGCCCGTTGCCTTGCTCTCCTTCATGGGCGGCAATACTCCGTACGATTCCAAACGCGCGGCGAACTTGTCGTTGGACATGATCTCTGCCCGCTCGACCATCGCAGTGTTCAGCAAGGTTGTCTTGCGGTCTACCTCGTTCTGGTGGAGTTCCTTCATCTTGTTTGTATCACCCACCAGCACCGGCTCAGTGAACATACGCACCGTCATGTCGATTAGGCGTGTCTCCAACGCAGGGGTGAACTCATCCATCTTGCTACCCATTGCTGCGCACAAGTTGGTGTCGTGTTTGCAGTACTCGGCGTATTGCTCCAGCCCGTATGGACTAAACGCTTCGCGGCGTATTCCCAACGCGTTCGTCACCGCAGTACCTTTGTCGGTGAGACTGAAGTATTTCGCCATTGACGCAAGGCTGTGCGATGGCAGGTATGGGTACAGCATGCGGGCTTGTGCGAGTGTGTCCATCCACAGCTTCGGTCTGATGCCAAAGCGCTGCGTCATGATGTACCCATCGAACATGGTGTTGTGGCACCGCACGGCAGAGTTTACCCAATCGAAGTTACCCCATAGCCAATCGTGTGTCTCGTCGAACGTGCCTGAGAACCACACAGGTTTCTCGTCGTTTAATTTAACGCAAACGCCCACGACTTCGAATCGTGGGTCTTTGATGTATGCGTCGGTCTGCATCTTCGACAGGGAGTAGTCCTTGTCGTAGTACGTCTCGAAGTCAACTGTGTATATATTCATTCTAGTAATCCTAGTCGTATCGATTCGATCTCTGCGAGTTCTTCTTCTGACATGTAACTTTCGATGGTGTAGAACCGCTCGTCACACGCTAAACACTTACGCTTGCGCACCACGTGGTTGCCAATGTGACGTGAGTCATAGATGTTTAACTTGCTGCTTTCACA